CAGCACCTATGATAATTTCACATAAGTCAGGAAGAAAGGATGCTGGATAGAACATCCATCCACCAGAACCACCAGAACCACCACCTCCTCCAGAGGCTGCTGTTGTTGCGTTAATAGCTCCCCTACCACCACCACCGCCTCCTCCAGCTCCTACAAGATATACCCATACTAGTTTAGCACCTTTTGGTTTTCTCCAAAATCCACTAGAGTCAAATTCTTGAATATTAATACCTTCATTTGGGCTTTGAGAAGGAAAACCAAAAAATCCTAAATTCATAGTGTGCCGCTTTCTACAATAATATTAAAAGTTTCAGAAACATTTGTAGATGCATATAAGTTTGTTGCGTTGCTGCTAACTGTACCGGGAAGAACTAGACCTACTAATTCAGGTACTTCAGATCTATATGGAGGAGTAGTACCAGCAGTTGCAGTAATTGCTGGAATAACTCTTTCAACAAGTAGACGCTTAGTTGTACCACCGTCAGTAGAAATCCAAAGTCTAACTGCTCCTGCTGTTGTATTACTAACTGATTGAATTACAATCCTTAAAACTCTTTTACCTACTCCAGAAGCTGAAGCTGAAGATGGTCCAGAACAAATCAAAGATGTTGTAGTTGGTGCAGTTCTACTGGTATCTGCGGTTGTTACTTGTGAAACTTCTATTACTGGTGTTGAAACATATTGAGCGGATGTAGCCATCTAGTATCTCCTTAAATAATTCCTAAATTAAATAATAAATAATCTGGTAATTTAGCAGCTGTTGTTTGTGTTGTACCATCTGGAAATAATATACTATCTCTAACTGTAATAATATTAGGAACATCATTACTTCTACCAGAACCGGATACAATGATTTCACCATTATTAGTATTAACTCTACCAACTCTACCAATATTTTGAATTAATTCAGTAGGACCAGTTGGCTTTATATTTGTAAGACCTCCACCTACTGCAACAAACATAGTTTGACCTACAGCATAACTGTTGGTATTCATATTCTGAACAACACCAAGAATAGTTACATATCCAGTTTCGTTTATTCCTATTTCAGTTGAAGTTAAACCAACTGCTGGCATTTTTGCGGAATCTCCAGCATCGGCAGGAGATACTTCAAGAACATTGGTAGCACCTACTGTACCCGTAATATATACTGGATATCCTGTTGGAATAATTGAACCACTAGTATTCTTGCAGTTAATTTGAATTTCACCTACGAAATCACCGTCAAACCTAGAAGCTGAAACATTACCAGTATAAACACCATCAACAGCGTTTATATCTCCCGTAGTTGTTGTATAATTACCAACATTATCTATAAGATCTACTGGTGGATCGTTAATGGAATAACCATCTTTTGAATTAAATTTATTAATAGCCATGTATTATTCCTTATGGTACTACTACAGGAGGAGCTGACCAGTTTCTATCCATACCAAACATACAAAAAGCAATAACTCTATGACGCATTGTATTATTAGTAGCTGGAGTTACTTCTATATTAAATGTTTTTGTAGCTGATCTATAAGCAAAATTATAAGTTGCAACCCCAATTGCTGTAGCTGTGTTTCCATATTCTGTATGGTATAAGTTTGGTGACTGTGTTCCACCAATACCATTAAAATCATGGTCAATACAAATTAACATTTTAGTTATTCTTCGTTTTGTTACATACTCAGGAGTACTAGATACTCCGGTTGTATTTCCAACATCAGTTTGAATAATAACATCAGCAGACCCAATAATAGTATTTGTTCCAACATCAGTTCCTTGATATAAAGGAAATGATATTAATACTTGATTTGCTGTAGTAGTTCCTGTAGTTACCTCTGCTGTTATAATTCTAGATACTGTTGATATTTGTGGTGTATATATAATAGGATTAGTACTAAAAACTAAACTTCCAGTTCCTGTTTCATCAGAAATAACTTGTGATAATTGTTCTGAAGAAGTTGCTGCAAATTGATTTAGTCCATGTGTTTTTAAAGCATAGTTACGCTCTTGTCCTATTGAGCTAGTTTGTTTTAGAGTTCCCAATCTATCGTGTGTTTGCTGTCTAACATCAATTGGTCTTTGTCCGGGCATCTTGTTCCTTTCTCCAAGCAGCATCAAATTCAGGATCACTAAGACGCTTGGCTGCAATCCATTCTCTAATACCCTCTGGTTTAGACTCATCTAATACAGATTGAGCTAGGGCTGCTTCTTTCTTTTTGTTGCTTGGTATCCAACCTATAGCAACTCGTATGGCTTGACCAATACCAGTTTGCCAAAGAATTATAACAATACCAATAAAGATTATAGCAATAAAACCATATTGCATTAGATTAGCCCACCAAGGAGTTATATCTTTAACCCCACTAAGAGCATCTGCAATATCTTTAGATTCACCAAGAATTATTTCAGCATGTTTATGAGCAATAGAAATATCTTGAGTATCTAATATTTTAATAGCATTTTCTTGAACTATATGGTTACTAGTAGATATCTGATTAACAGATGAGCAACCACATAGTAACAACATAGTTAAGAATAGTTTATTCATATTGAATCTTTTCTAAAATTTCTATACGATGTCTAAGTTCTTTTAGTTCACCCATCACCATGATAATATTTTTACCTTGTTCAATATCGGTTTTAACAAGGTCTTTTGCAATATCTTTTAGCACCAATAATTCGTCCATACTACGATCAATCATAGCATCTCTTTTACCCATTCTTAGAATTACGGTTACTACTCCTATGGTTAGAATTGCTAGTTGCATAAAAGCAACATATACAGATAATTGATTGTCTGGCATGTTGTAATCCTTTATCCTGAAGTTACCGCAGACCAACCAGTACTTCCATTATTGTTAATATATAAACGGGTATTTATGGCTGTTGCTCCTGTATTAATACATAAAGATCCTTTAGCAGCAGTAAAAGTTGGAGCAGCAGAGGTGACATAAATACCAATACTAGAGGCAGTACCAATAATAATAGGTGTTCCCGATGCAGCACCACCTACAGTTGTACTATTTGCATATAAAGTTCCAGAAATACCAACACCGCCTGTTACAACTAAAGTACCTGTAGTGGTGCTTGTTGAGGCCGTTCCAGCTGTCATTGTAGTAGCACCATTTGTAGCTAGTGTTGTAAATGCCCCACTTGATCTAGTAGTATCTCCAATAGGAGTATTTTGAATACTACCAGCATAAATATCACCAACAATACCAACACCACCAGATACTTTTAACGCACCTGTTGATGTTGAGGTTGATGCTGTAGCATTTGTAATACTAGTAATACCAGTAGTAGATAATGTACCATTAATATCAAGAGAACTTAGTGTACCAAGGGATGTTATGTTTGTTTGTGCTGCTGTTAGAACAGAACCAGTTATGTTTCCTGTTAACGGACCATTAAAACCACCAGCATAAATTGTACCAGAAACTCCTACCCCACCAGTCACAACTAAAGTACCCGTGCTTGTGCTAGAAGATGCTGTATTTGCGGTCATTGTAGCATCACCAGAAACTACTAGGGTTGATGTTAATGAAGTAGCACCATTTGCAGCTAGTGTTGTAAATGCACCAGTAGATCTAGTTGTAGATCCAATTGGGGTATTTTGAATACTAGTAGAAGTTAAAGCTCCACCAGAAGTCCATGTTGGTCCACCTTCAGATAGTTTTGCTGGAGTAATTGAATAATCAGGTATAGAACCAAAGGTAATATTTGTAGCTGTATATTCTGTATTTAATCTATCTAAAATTTCTTGAATTAAATATAGTAATTGTTTTGTTTCTAAATTTAATTGATTACTAGTAAGTTTAGTTCCTGTAGTCCAGCTTACGAGTTCAGTATTACTAACTGATTTTCTTCTAATTTTAATTGTAGATGCTCCACTTAGGTTTGGAACCTTAACATTAGAAACACCTACACCATCTGGATTAAAATCATAGTTATTTAAACTAGTGGCTGTAATTGTTTTTGTTGTTTCATCAAAAGTAAAATAAGATGTTGGAATAATAAATACATTTCGTTTATCTGAAACAGTAGCACTTGTGTTATTTAAAAAATCCGTAATTGGATTTCCATCTCTATCTGTAGTAAAAATTCTTTCAATTTCTAATTGAGCTGAGTGCGGAATTCCAGCAATTAAACTTATAGAAGAATATGAAAAAGGTGTTGACCATGTTCCACCTACAGATGTGGTGGCTAAATCATTAGTATAAGGCATATAATAACTCCTATTATCTAGCTAAAGAAGAATATTTTTGAATAAATTTACCCTTAATTTCCATGTTAACTATATTAACAGGAGTTGGATATTCAGAAACAATTTTTAAAGTTACATTATCAGAGAACCCTAAAATTGGGCAAATAAATTCACCCTCGGTTATATAATTTTCAAGATTTAGTGGATCTCTATTTTCATCTTGTTTTTGATTTGTGTAACTATAAACTAAAGAATCTCTTCCTCTATTAGAAACTTCAATATCGTAATTACCTGTATTCTTATGTCTTAAAACCATAGTTCTTAAACTAAGAACACCATCAATAGCGTTATTTTCTTGATCTCTAATAAACAGTTCAGAGAGTTCTACTTCCATTTTAAACTTAATACCTAAATAAATATATTTAGGATTTTGAGTAGAATCGCTATAGTTTATAGTATAGACACCTGTTCCGGGTGTTGTTGTTACTGGAACAAATCTACCGTTCAATATAAATTCTATATAAGTATCTTTAATAATATAAGATAGTGGTGTTACTATTTCATATACCCTATCTCCATCTGGATCATTTGACCAAGAAGAATCAGTAATAAACTGATATTTAGAGACATCTTGATATGGGAAAGATAGTGGAACCCTTATTTTTGTTTGATTGGTAGAGAAATCATAATCAGAATTATTATCATATAATCTAATTTTAAAATATCTATCTAATCTAGGTATACTTGTATTCAATTCTCTTAAATAACTTCTACAAATATAGTATCTATTTTGAGATGTTGTATTTGTATCAGGAGTACCTTCCACAAGTGTTGGTGATACTGCATTTGTTATTTTAGTTGTTGTTGGTAGTTTAATTACATTATATAGATAATCATCATATGACTGAATAGACATAGATGCTTCGTTGCTATTCAAAACATATCTAAAGAAAGCATTTTGTAGATTTCTATCTCCAGCAAATCTAGACGAGTGAATATATAAATAATTTGGATTATTATCATCAACAGATATTAAAAAGTTTTGTGATGGGGCTACACAAATACTTCTATATGTTGTTGGTAAATAATCTTGACAGTTTATTGTAAGTTCTTGTGCTATAGAAATATTTGATGATTCTGAACTTAAATATAAATATAGTTTAGATTTATCAAAGAAATAAATTAAAGAACCTAATAACTGTGGTTCCACAAATTTAGCAGTTGAATAGAATGATGTTGGAGATATTTCTGCTGTTAGTGGTGTAATTTGATTTTGAGAACCTTTAAGCTCATATTGAACACCACCAAGAGTATTAACGAATAAATAACTTGAGAATGGTGTTAATGAAGAAATTTCTGTAAATGTATTTGAAGAAGCTCTAATATCAATAGGATCTGTTGCAATGATATTGCTTGGATCTGATAAGAATAAATCTTCGTATACACCTAATTGACTTGTAAAAATAACATCTTCTGCTGCAAAATAAATTCTATCTCTAAATGTAGAAACAGCTTTAATTTGAACCTGTCTTGGAGTTAGTTTATCTGATGATAAAAATATACTAGGACCGGGATTTGAATATCTATTACCACTTGTTCTAGGAGTCCAACTAATTTCTTTAGCAACCCATTTGTAAGTTGCGGTTGCATTAAATTCTATTTTCATAGGCATTCTTCTTGAATCTAAAATAGAAAATAGATCTGGACTTCTTACTTTTGCTGTATATGGTCTAGTGGTAGAATTAATAACTCTATAATATCCACTAGAGAAATTTAAATAACTAGCAGAACAGTAATATATTTTACCATTTCCAGATTCAGCACCACTTTCTACATCATATAGATTTTGTAGTGCTGTTTTTGCTGAAGAATCTAGGTTTGTAGCACCAAATAGTAATCCATTATTTCCAGAACCACCCGGAGTTTCTGCATATTCTGGAGGAAATCTAATTTCACTAAAGTCAACCATTGATTGACCATACCACGGTTCTGCAATATCATGCCAAATAAAATCTTCTACTTCTGGTGGATAACCAGAATATAAAAGAAGAGTTGTAGATGGTGTTCCTTTTACAAAAGATACTTTATAAGATAGTCCACTATTTGTCCAGTTATCTAAAATAGCATAGTTATTTGCATCTTGAATTAAATAAAATCTATTTTGTGATGATGGATACGAATCATATGTTGTTGTATTGCTTACTGGATTAGCAAATTCAAGTTTACTTGGTAGAGTTGGAGCAGCACTTACTGTAATTGTATTTCCTTGTGTTATTGTTCCACTAGTAATAGTTACAGAAGTTCCAGCACTTGTATTGATATACCATTTACCATTAGCACCTTTTGTGTATCTTGCTGCTGAATAGTAAGCAATAAGACCCCCCTTGGTATCTGTAGTTCCTGATACTGTTCCATCTAGATTAAATAAATAACCATCACTACCACTAGTAAAACCAGCTTTAACTAGTGTATTAACAACAATAATATTTTGACCTGATGTTGTAGCTTTAAGAACATCTTTTGCTTTATTTCCATCAGTACTTCCATATGTTAAATAGGCTCTAGTATTATTAGAAATTATACTAGTTCCTTGTTGTGTGTTTGTTGGAGAATTTGTATATTCTGTTTGGTCTGTCCAAGTACCATCTGTATTTATCTTAAAAACTCTTAATATTACAGAGTTAGATGTTGTTGCTTTATAATCAATTACAATAAGATATCTGTTAGATTCATTAATATTAAACCAATAAAACCAATAATCAGTAGTACCTGAATCTGTTAGTGGAAATAAATCTAATCTTTGGCTAGTTGGGATAGAATTCCAGTTACTTATATCACCTGTAAATGTACTTTGTGGTAATAACTCAAATCCAGCTCTTTTTTCAAAAGATCTTTCTAAAGAAACTAGAGCATTATCAATATTTTGTGCTTCACTAGGAAGTCTTTTTGATTGTGGTTGTCTACTTACACCACCACTAAGAGTTAAAATTGGAATTTTAGTAGAAACTGCTGGACCTCTTGTTTTTGGAATTCTTTTAGCCATTATTAAACTCCTCGCCAAAATCTATATCTTGATGGATCACTTATATAGGGATTTCTCATTGCTGCTCTGATAACATTTAAATCACCAGTTTGGAAAATATTTCGTTTTTTATCATTAATATCAGCAGCTTTGCCCTTCATATTAAAAATTTGTTCTTGGAAACTAAGGAATTGATCAGCAGAAGGATCTCCTTGTGTTAATATTTGATAATGTCTAGCAGCAGTAGCTAAAATTGCTCTCTGACAAGGAGTATCTAGATGTTCCCATTTTAATTTTTTAATAATTTCTACATAATAATTAGTACCTGTTTGCCATACATCTGTTTCATCAGTAAAATTATATAGTTTTATTGAATTAGAAGAACCAGTTCCATCATTATATACTTTAGCAACAATAACTTCGTTATTAGAATTAAAATGAGTTGACATTAAATCTGCTGATAGAATTCCTTCTTCATCAGAATCTTCACTAACCTGAAAATAAATTTTTCCGTTTGAATCAGCGTTTAGTTTTCTTACAATTTTATTATTAGCTAGACCTCTTAATTGAAAATCTAAACTAGCTTGTTCTAAAATAGTATCAGCAATTCCAGTATCAATACCAGAATTATCTAATAAATCGGCTACTGGAGCTTCGCCAGCAGCCAGTAACATTTGATTAATTGCTTGTAGCTTGGTTATAAAACCCATATAGCCTCCTTAGAAAAAAACCACCCGACTCCCACTTAAGGGAGCCGGGGGTAGATGTTAGATCACCTCCTGTCAATCTTGTTTAATTAAATAAACGATATTAACAGTAAGATTAATCATTATCAAGCGGTTACTGCGTATTCGGCAGCGAAACCATTTTGTAGGTTAGCACCGACGATTGTTGCTAGTTCGCCACGGGTATCAATTTCACCAGAAGTATCTGCATCAGTGTCGCTGGTAGTGCCAACGAGGATCTGGCATAGTTCTGGACGAAGAATACCAGTACCCTTCATCATGCTAGCTACGGTGAACTGAGTATTTCTGCGGACATCCTGTACGGTGTCAACTTTCATACCCATTAGTGATAGGCCAGCAACTGCTTCTGGCTGGAAGATAGCACCGAATACATTGAATTCAGAGAAGTCAAGATTGTACTTGGTTGAACCAATTTCACTACTTGAATAGTTCTTAGCAACTGGAAGATGATTGCTCTTGATAATTCTGCAACCCATATATTCTAGGGTATCAGATAGAGCGTTCATACCCATAGCTAATGAACCACCAAGACTACCCATATCACTACCACCACCAAACATTGGGAACTTAGTGAAATTACCACCAGCAGTAGTTAGTGCAACATCAGCAGAACGAGTAATACCAAGACCACGAATTACTTGGAATACCTTTGGTGGAACTACGCAATATACATTGGTAGTTGGGAAATCATTTTCCTGCATTTTAACAAAGTAGTTTTCAATTGCTTCAAGAATCTTGAGAGCAGCAGTTTCACCGCAAGCTGATACAGCAACTCCTGCGGCTGAGGTAGATGTATCTACAACAGCTGGAGCAGGGAAGTTAGCAATATCAAGACCTCTTGGATCTAGGGTAGAACCGCTAGCTGCGTTCCAAGCGTAACCAAGTGGGCTAAGTAGACCAGCGGCACAAATAGCTACTGCTAGTTGCTTATCGCGGGTATTAGCTAGAGTCTGGCCAGCTTGACGAGCTAGTTCGCTACGGTAATCCCATTGGGTTACTAGAGCATCTACATTGTCGGTTTCAAAGTGAGCGGCCATTGGACGCTTATCTAGGTTAACCTTGAAAGTAGTTGAAGTACCACCAGCACCACCTAGTTCTTCACCTGCATCCCATGATGCATTTAGAGCTACAGTACCAGTTACTGGGAATTCATAAGAGAATCCACCAGTTAGTGATTTGCTTGTAACTAGATTTTCAAATACATTGTATTGATCATATGCGTGAATTACTTCACCACTCCATAGTGGTAGCCAAAGCTTATTAGCTCCTGCTGCACCACCTGATGGAGCGTTTGAGTTAGTAGCGCGATATGCAATATCACCGTCTGCGAGATTTGTAATGTTTACACCCATAATTATATACTCCTATTAGTTTAAGTTTATAGTAAAATAAAAAGTAAAACAATTTAGTGACAAATCTTAAACTAACATTATTAGATTTTTCCTAATGGAGTCTACCTAATGTTTGCCTTATTATTTAGCCATCCATTACCTATTAAGGGGGATTTGCATCAATAACTTAGCTTAGTTTGGAAGACGGGTTATATCCGTCATCACGATGCGTTGTTCAACTGCCTGACGGAACTTAGGATCACTATTGTATCTTGGGTTTCCTCTATCGGCATAGAACTCACGCTTTGTCTTATAGGGTTGTAGAGGAGCCTTAGTAGCAGCCACATTGACTTGCTTATTCTTAGGCATCTCTTTACCCTTAGCTGAACCAACGGTAGCTTTTTCATACTTTGCTTGCAGACCTAGTAATGCAACTTCCCAACTTGGGCTAGCTAGTGTTGCATTAATTTCTGCTTGCTGTGCAGGAGTCATTGTTTTTGCCGCCCAAGCAAAAATAGATGACAACTGATCTTTACTACCGACGATTTCAGCAGCCTTACCAAAGGCTTCACGGGACCGTGCTTTCTGTCCCTCGACATAATCTGTAATCATACGATCAGAGAAACCAGTCTTGGTTTTAATTTCAGTTATAGTTTCTTCTGATAGTTTATTACTAATAGCAACTTCCATAGACCATTTAGACCAATCTTCTTCTGAGATTATTTGTTTAACTGGTTCTGGATTCTTAGGCTCTTCCTTTTTAATTTCAGGAATTCTAAGTTCTTCTGGAATATTTACTTTTGGTTGCTCAACTACTGGTTCTTCAGATGCAACTTCAGTTTCTTCATATGATGGATTTATAGCACCATCTTTTTCATATGTTTTCTTAAGCGTTGCAATTTCTTGACGAGCCTTAGTATATTCCTTTTGAGCATTCTTTAGAGAGTCAAAATAAGCACCAGCATCTTTAAAATTCTTAGGGATTTCAACACCTTGATTTTGGATATAGATTTCAAATGCTTTACGCTCTCTAGCAGTAACCATATCTTCTTGACTAGAGACTGGAGATTGTTCAGCTTGTTTTATTTGAACATCAGCCTCGCTTGTAGCTGGTGGTTGTTGATATTCAAATTGCTGAGTCTCATTGGTTTCTTCTGTCATACAAACTCCTTAGTTATTGTCTTTACGACGATTTGTGCGTCGGGATACTACTCTAAGATTTCTTAGACTATTAGTACCACCTTTAGATAACGCCCTTTTGTGATCGACATCTTTGCCATCACCTTTACGAACACGGCCTTGTTTTTCTAATTTACGGCGAGCCGTTACTCTTAGAGATCTGCGCTTACGATAAGCAGCAGTACCATGATATTTAGCATATTCTTTTTTATAATTTCTTTTAATCATTATACTATAACATTTGGACCAGATGGGAGTTTACCATCTATTACAAATGTATCCTTATTAGTTGATGATGATTTAATAAACCGTTTCCAAAGTGTTATATTTGTTGGAGCAGCAATCCATGTAGATGATGCACCAGAAGTACTTGTTTGAATTCTTTTAATACTTTTAATATCTATAGGTAGTAGTTCACCATTAGGAACTCTAATCTCAACAATATATTCAGAATCAGTAGATAGATTTACAGATGTTCCATTATAGTTAATTACATTAAAGTTAGAAGATCCTGTATCATATACAATTTGTGCAACAACAACATTAGATGGTAATTGTGTTGTAGATCCCGGATTAGCACCAAATGAAATATAATCTATATCTAGATTTTTAACATAATCTGGAATAGTTATGTTAAGAGCTGTTGAATATAGTGTTGTATTATTACCAGTAATACTACCAATTCCAGTTGTTGATGAGTTATATGGTAATAAATTACAAATAGGTAATATATAAAAAAACTCGTTATTTACAAGTGCATTAAAATAATTAGACATATTTAATCCTTATGGCGTTGGAGGATAACTTGGGTTAATATATTCATTGAAACCAGCTGGCAATGAATTATTTTTTATAAACAAATCTTTATTTGTTTGAGAACTAGTTAAAAACTTTTTCCATAAGGTAATATTATATGGGCGAGCTTTATTATTTTTATCTGGTGATTCTGTTGGTGCTGGAAGAGCATCTGTAAATGTAATTATAATATCTCTAATTGAATAAAGATTAGTTAAATCTATACGAATTAATTTACCATTTTTAACTTTAAGTTGAACATAATATTTTGTTTCTTCATTAAGATCAACTTCTGTAGTATCGCCAAGTATAAAAGGATTTAATCCATTAGAAATTTCATAAACAAGATTACACACAATAGCATTAACATCTTGACCGCCTGTTGTTGCAGCTCCAGAGGGTGTAGAACTAAACGAAATATAATCAATTCCTATATTTTTTATATAATCTGGAATAATAATTTCATCAAAATTATCATTATACTGGCCCTGATTAATACCTGTAGTTGTTCCAATAGCGTATCCAGTAGGATACCACTCTGTCCAAACCTCATCTTCCGAAGATGGACTACTTGGATTGATAGTTAGATTACAAACAGGAAGAATATAAAACTTTTCTGATTCAACTAAAGCATTTAGATAATTACTCATATTTCACCATCCTTTAGTTTTTTCAGAAGTTTATTATATTTCATTTTTATTTTTTTTAACGCTTTGATGACTTCTTCATCTTTGAGGAAGCTGTCATATTCTTCTTTGATTCTGCATTCTTCCCTGTCATTCTCGTTGTTGTTCCGCATGCACATTTGAATTTAGTCTTCATTTCCAAGACACCCTTTTTGATGATGTTTTTCTTCGTGTACCTTTTTTATTACACATTGATTTAGTAGGCCGACAAGCTGGATATCCCTTACGCTTATCTTTAGAACCAGATCTACCACAAGGCTTACCAGTCTTGCAGTCTATCCATCCTTTTCCTTTATTACGACTAAACCAACCATGTAATCCTTTTTTCTTTTCTAAAGAAAACTTACTTGCCACGACGAACTCGCTTTGCTAGAAACCCTTTACCTTTGCGGCATTGAACAGTAGCACCGCTAGCATAGGCACTAGGCCATACTTTATAAGCAGCCTTAGCTGCTCTAGCACAAGCATCTAATGGTTTCTTTTTCTTTTTCATTTTTTCTTTTTCTTCTTAGCATATTTTGGAAGTGCTTTAATTGAATTAGTTTTTTTAGCCCACTTCTTAGCAATTCTTGGATGCGTAGCAAACATAAATTTTGCTTGTTGTTTAGATTTAAATGGCATTATTTTTTACACTTTCTACCCTTTGGGCAACTAGCTTTAGAACCACCGGGACCAGCCCATAGATTTTTACAAGCCCAATATCTTGCAGTTAATTTATTAGTTGCACTAGAGCAATTATGTCTTGCTTTAAAAGACTTACGGGCTTTAGATGAATAATTATGACCATATCCGGTAGCTCCGAAATGTATAATTTTTTCTTGCCCATTAGCACAAGCCTTAACAACACGCTTTTTATTTGGATTAGGGGATTTGCGTGGTTTATTACAAGGCATTGATTTTTTATTTAATGGTTTTCTCATAGTCTAAGTCCTAATTGTTGGGCAACTTGAGCAATATTTTGACCACCTGTTTGTTGTAGATCTTGTTGTGCTGCCTGAGAAGCGGTATTAATAACACCACTAGAAATAGCCTGTCCAGCTTGTTGCTGCATTTGCATTTGCATTGCCTGTGATTGCATTGCTTGTTGTTCTTGAGCAATTTCTTCTTCTGATTTAACCCACATTCTTGGATCAAAACCAAGAGATGAAATAAGAGCCTTAGAATAAGAATCCCAACGAAATGTTTGTAAAGCTTGTGGTGGTAGATTTCTGACCATTTCACCCATTTGCATAAGTTTTTGTAAATCAGAATCTTTTGATAAAGCTTGTAGACCAGTTATGATTTCAGTATTGAGTGTACCATCTTTATCATAAAACTGTTCATACATTCTTTCATCAATATCTTTATTATCTAACATAACAAAGATAGCTCTTTTTACAATTGGTTCCATTAAATCTCTTGCAATTGAAGAGAAAGCACCGCCTAAAACTGTTTCTAATTCAGAACCAATCATTCTAACTGCGGTTGCTGTAACACGATCACCTGTAGGTAAAGCACCTCTAGCCATTAAAAAGGCTTCTGATACTTCGTTTCTCATTTCACCAACAGCTGCTTGTGTTGATGCTATTTGTGAATTAAGTGTTTGTGCTGGACTAATACAGAAAACATCGTTTGTTCTAGCTGGAACAAATGTTCCATTATTGGCAGTAGCAATATCATCAATTTCAGTAAGACCACCGGGATCTACACCTATCCAGAATGTGGAAGACGCTGCCATACCTTCGATATGTGCTTGTGTATAGTTTTCTAGGGTAATTAAATCACCGAGAATATCTTCGCAATGAGATCTACCATAGTTTTCACCAACAATACCATACCATCTAAGAGGAATTAAAGGAAGTACTTTATATTCACCTTCTGAATATACTTCACCATCCTCATCTTCTTTACGACTATACCAAGTATCGTTATCTTCATTTAAAACATATTGACAATATAATGTTTTATATCCACGACGATACTCTATACTTGCAGAACCAGCTTGATCTGCATATTCATTAATAGGATCAATTGGAATATATTCAAGATGAATTAGTTCAATTACTTTGCCATGTACATTTCTTTGTAGTACATATTGATCAATTCTTAAATTTCTAAAAGTAAAATCATCATCCATTATAGTTAATACATCACCAACAATAATTAAATGTTGTAATGCTTGGAATATGGTTTCTCTTAGGTTATTAGAAACTATTTTATTATAAACTTGATAACTAAGTGTTTCAAGATATGTTTTAATTTCTGGGGTTGGTTCTATTCCACTTTTAATAGCAAACTTAAAGAATGGAGAATCATTTAATGGCATTAGAGCTGATAACATTCTACTTGCCATTGCTGTAACTCCACGACTTGCTATTGAAGAATATGGTTGTGGTAATGCAGTATCTTCAGTCCAGCCTCTTGGTGGCAGAACAGAAGGAATAGTTAGACTAGCACACTTACGGGCAAGATCAATTCGGTACTGTCTTCTACCATCAAGTGTTCTAAATCGTTCCGATAATGTTTGTTCTGCCATTTATTACCTCATCTTGGTCTTGGTGTGTCTGAGCCGCTACCAGATATACCTCTATTTAGAGATTCTAATAAATTAGAGTATCCAGAAGACATTTGACCCATTGCTTGTGCTTCTTCGTAAGCTCTAACTTCTTCTGCTAATTGTTCTTCAGCACTTTGTTGTTCTGATGTTTTCATCATTTCTGCTTGTTTTGCAGCTTCAATTAGATTTTTTTCGTTTGCAATTCTTTCGGCTTCGTATTCTCTCATCATACGATTTCTGCGTTCATCAGCTTCTGCTGCCCATTGATTTTGTTTTTCTAACAAAGCTTCTTGTTCTGCTGCTGTCATTCCACCCTGAATTGTTGGTGCTCCACCCATAGTATGCTCCTTTATCTAGGTCTTTCTGTAAATACAGGAGCTTTTTTCTTAATTGTTTCAAAATCAGAAACTCTTTTAGCTCTCTGTGTTGCTATTTCTTTTGAAATTGATTGAACATCTGGTGATTCAACTCTTACATTTTCTGTTCTTGATTTACCACCTAATGTATTTCTTCTTTGTGCTTCTAAACTAGAAATAGTACTTTTTTGTAAATTTTGAATACCAGTAACATTTTGACCGGCTGTTGTTACTGTTGCTGGTATTAAAGAATTCATTGTACTTAAATACCCTTTCATTTGTTCATTTAATCTAGTAAATTCTGTTAAATAAGAAATATTTCCTGTTTTAATATAAGAATCTTGATTATTTCTTCTGGATGTTTTTAATGATTCCATTCCAGAATAAGCATCTTGCCATTTTTGCCAATCAGCTACTGATAACCATTCTGGTTTTACATTTAACTGTTCACCAGTAAAATAAGTACTATTAATTGATGTAATATAAGGATCTATTAGAGTTGTTACTTCATTTAATCTATTTGAAATATTAGCTCTTCTTGCAGCAAAATCAAATACTCTATCACCCATTGTTGTTGCGTTTGTTGTACAACCAGCACCACCATTAACACAATAAGTATATAAATCACTTGCTGCTGTGTTTTGACTTGTTGTGTATGTTTTTTCTGTTCCAAATTGAGAAAATGGTTGTTGTGTTCCTTTGTTTGCAAATGGATTATAAGCAGTTGCTTTTGCAGCTAATTCAGTTACATTACCATATTTTTGAATAGGTCTAATACCAGTTTCTATTACTGCTTGTTTTTTTGGGGTAATAGCTGTTTTAATAATATCTAATTTAGGAGAAGATACTAAAGATTCTCTTCGTTTTGTTAAAAGATCTAAAGTTGACTGTCTTTTTTTTATGTTTTCAGCACTTGTTAATAAACTTTTTAAATAAGTTGTTTGTGGTAATTCAGCCATTTCTCTCCTTTCTTTGTTTATCAAATATAATTCTTAATTTAGTAACAACATCTACTTGACCAGCAGCAAAAGCTGATTCTCTAGTAAAATCCTCAGAGCTTAAAGCCTGACTGTATGGTAGGGGTTTGTATATTTTCTCTAGAATCAGTACTAATTCTTCGTCTATCTGTGGAAAGTTGTTCATTTTGTTCATTCTTTAAATTATTAATTTGATTTTCTAGTTCTTCAACTTTATCTAAAAGAGATTTAACAACCAATGCTAATTCTGCGGTTGATAAAGTTGAACCTAATTTTAATCTTGTTGATATTTGTTCTTTTGAATACATATTTACCTCACGATAGATCTACAATTTCACAAGCACCAGCAGTACACGCCATAGCATGAGATGACTTTGTTGAATCAGTTTTCTCATACTCTTGTAATAAAGACCAATCAACATCTATTTTTGGATATAGATTATAAGTTCTAGCATCAATTTCTTCAAACGGAGCCTGAGCATAAACATGATCTGACTTTGGTAAGAAAGAGATACCAGAGATTTCATTAAAATTTTCATATACCCATTGACCTACAGCTAGGAATTCATCATCTCCATAAGAGATTGTAATTGATGGCTTGTGGTGACAATAGGATTGTTGATAAGTATGCCATAGTTCAAGATGATCTAAAGCTCTTAGATTCTTTTGAGTAATAGAATCTTGAGGAGCTTTTTGAGCAAATGTAAAGATACCAGTTGAATCTGGATTCATTACACAATCTTCGCATGGAACTCCAGCATCTTTCATAAACTGATACATAGGATCTTTCTTATCAATGCGGACTCGTCTATAATAGAACTGAGAATATCGTGGATGAAGACCACTAGATGAATCAGCCAAACAACTAGTTGTACCTTCTGGCTTAATGCATGTAATAGATTTGCTTGGATTAATACCAAGCTTTTCAGACCATTCAAGATTTACTTTTACAGCGTGTTCTCTAAATGATTCAAGAGCGTGAGCAAGTTTACCCATTCCTTTTGAACCGTTCATTAAAGAATTATCAAAGATACCAGTCATTGATACTCCAAGTAGTCTTTCTTCTTTACAATTATCTTCCCATTCTTTAGAAAGATATGGAAAATTAGTAAACATACTTTGGATTGTACCAATAATGGTAGCCATTTCAATTTTCTTTTTGATTGTTAAAATTGTATCTTCTTGTTTTAAGACAATCGTACTGAGATTGCAGAATTGATTCGGTCTGAGAATTA